ATGTTAAAAATACTGTCCACTCATTCGATTTATTCAGTACCTTCTTTGCGTATGGTGCTATATGTCTTTGCACTAATAATGTTATTCCAGCTTTTGACATCTTTAATCTTTGGGCTATAGATGCTTTTGAATATCCTTCTACCATTAAATCCAATACTTTTTTTGCTTTGTCATTTTTTATTTTGTCTCTTAATAATCCCAAGCTTTGTTTGAAATCTATTTTCTTTATTTCGCTTTCTGATTTTGGATCTGCAATTGTTTCTTGTAATTCTACTCCATCGTCTCCGTGTTTTATATTCAATGAAGATTCTTTTATTCCTTTTTCAGATTCAGCTTTTATTGCATTGCTCATTGAGTATCTTATGTATGATCCTACATAAGTAGCGAACCCTCTTCCTGTTGGGTTCTTCTTCAAATCAAATTTTGCTATTGCCTTTAATACCCCTTCGTTAGCATTCTGTTTGGATTCTGCAACATCTTTTATTCTGCTCCACATCTTGTTTATTTCATGTTTGATTAATCCCTGATTGGCCAATATAAATTTATCTCTATATTCTTTATTTGTTTTTAATTGTTTTATATCATCTATAGTTAGTTCACTTAATCTGGTTGCTCTTACTTTTTTTACTGGTACCCATTTGCCTTCACCTACTTTTTTCATTCATTTAGATACAGTTCCTATTGGCATTTTTTTTGCTTTCATTAATAACTTCATTTTATTTCCTTATCCACTAGATCATTCTTTTTAATTCTCTATTAAGATCTCGTAAACTCTGATTTAAATGTCCTAAAGATCCTGCATTTCCCCAATCAAGCTTTCCGCTGCTCAATTTTTGTACAGCAATCGTTATACTGTCCTGAAGGATTTTTGCTTTAGTTGTTATCTCTTTTTTATAACCATCTATCACTTTTCCTACTTCAGCATTGACTGCTTCTGGTTTTTCTTTCTTTACAATATCCTTTATTACTTTTGAAGTTAATTCTGTACCTTCTTTCTTTTCTCCTTTCTCCAAAACACCACTGTCATATTGCCCAACTTTCCCATCTGAAAATTTCACGCTTACAACTCTATCTTTTACAATCACAACCTTTCCAGACTCTCCCTGTTTATTTGAAGGATCAGTTGTAAGATCTGATGGAACTTTTACAGTATCTCCTGGATTAATACCTTTATCTTCTTTCCTAAGTTTTTCAACTTGTTTTTTCTTCATACCTGCAAACCCTTCTTTGAATTTCTTTGATGATCCAACTTTTACCCATTTATCCTGAGCCACTTTTTTGTACTTTCCTCCTCTCCAATCTTTCGTTGTCCCTACCGGCACCTTCTTGGCTTTCAACAAACTTAATCCATCATCTCCAATCTTATGCGATTTAAAAAAATCATCATCATTTAAAAATGGTTGTCTTTCCATTACTTACCTCCTAAATTTATTATTCAAAGAAAAATACATTACTTTTTCTTTGACTTTCTATTTCTTTTTTATCATCAACAATTCTTAATTTTCTTCTACAATCTGGAGCATGTCCTCCATGCATTCTATCATAACCACCTTTTGTTGGACAAGAACTACCTTCTTCTAAATGGGCATACCACATTTTTTTTGTATTATAATAATGTTTACTTCCACATTTTAAAATCATGCTAATACATCTCCAAAGTTGTAACTACTTGCATACCCTTCTTTCTTTGTATGTTTTTTCCACCATTCATAAGGATAATTTTTTTCAATATCCTCTAATAATTCATCCCATTGGTATCTATAATTGTTCGTTCTACTATTTGGATTCCACATTTGTTTCTCTTGATCGGTTGCATTATAATAAGCAACATGAGCTTTATGCTCAATTTCATGTAATTTTTTTACCTTCTTTTTAAATTTCTCATATTCTTTCTTTTTTCTTTCCTTTTTTACTGGTATCCATTTCCCTTCAGCAATTTTCTTATACCCCTTGCTTACTGTTCCTACAGGGACCTTTCTTGCTTTCATTAAATTTCCATGTTCATCAATAATTATACTTTTAAAAAAATCAGTATCATTTAAAAATGGTTGATTCATTTTTTCTCCTATATATAATATAAGAAATATATATAAATAGTTAACAACTATAGTTCTGCTATAATTTCGATGTAATTATCTTTCGATTTCTTCATAACATCTTCCAATTCAAAATCCCCTATTGATTTCTTTATTTTTTCCTTCTCTACAGGTTTTTCTTTTTCTACTTTTTCAACTTTATCTTCTTTGCCTTTTTCTTTTTTTCCATTTGCTGGAGTTTCTTCTTCTTCAATCTCTTCATCTTCATACCCTTCATCTCCACCACCCATTTCCGATTGAGCTGCTTCCTGTTGTCTTGCCATATCTGCATTTTGTTTTAATTGTATAAATTGTGGATTTAATACTACATCTCCATCTTCTATAGGCTTGAGATCCTTTTCTTTCCGTTTTTCGTTAAGAGTCATGTATGTTTCTACTTGTCCCTTATCAACTGCCAATTCGTCCTGCTGGTTTTTGGCCTCCATCCCAGTAAATGCCAATCTATACGGATCCCAAATCGGTATCATTTTCTTTATTTTATTAATCCATATAGTATGAAAAGTTAATAAATCTTTTAGCCCTCTATCTTTACTATAAGCAATTTTTGCTTCTGGCTTTTCAATCGTCATTCCTTGAGTTCTTTCAGCAAACTTAATTCCCAACTCAGCAGGATCAATTCCATGTATTGCACATATCCAACTACTTAAAACCTGAATATATCTATTGAACTCCATATCTCTGTTTGATGGACCTAAAGGTTGATATTTTACTCCTTTAAGAAAAGGAGTTTTCCACATTCCTTTTACTCCTCTGAACATGCTCATCCATTGTCTTTGCAGTTCTTCTATTTCTCCTTGATTTAAATCACTTCCATCAAAAGATAAAATTCCTTTCGGCTGTGCGGCAGTATCAAAAAAGTTTTTATTATAAGCCATCGCAAACAACCATGCAGTAATAGCATCTATGCACATTTCTTCGTATGAATAGCCCCATCCCCTTAATCTTATATCTGTCCTTCTATTCATAAATTGAAATAGTAAATCATCCTTTGTAAATGTCTCTACTACTTTTCCTTCCAATTCTTGTACGTAGGCTATCGATTTATCTCCTAAAAATCCTTTTCCTTTTATTGTTTTACTTATACTGGCGCCATCTAAAATCCAATAATCTATTAATTCTCCTTTTCTATTTTTTCTAAGACTTATTGCTACCTGATCTATTGTCATCATTTCTCTGGTGACTAAATCTAATACTTGAATCAATCCTTCTTCTCTTTCATCAGCTCCTTCAAAATCTGTATACCCACTATAAAGGAAAAACTCTTCCATTTTTCTCATTTCTATTTTATCTTTCTTTGAAGGAGTTGCTTCAGGATCTACCATCTTTGCCCTGAATCCTAAATGCTCATCATCCTGCGATACTGTACAAAATGGCCTTAATTGCATACATCTTACATTTTGTATTGCTCCTATTGGATATACTTTCTTTGCTATTTCTCTAAGTATGCCGAATGATATATTAAAAAATCTTCTTCTTATTCCTCTTGATCCGTAGGTTGATCTCCCCATTTCTTTCGTTGGTTCAAATATTCCTTTTGGTTTATTTACTATAGATCCATAAGCAGGTTTTGATTTTATTAATGGAGCATAGTTTAAATCAGCAATGTTCTCCATATAACTTTGGCCCGCCTCTTGGATTGCTCTTTCTTTTGCTTTTAATATTATGTTCTTTGGTTTTATATCCTGCTCAGGTAAGTTATTTATTACTTTTCCCATCATTTTTTCTCTTTCTGATTGATTCATTGAAGATGAACTATATGACATAAGATACTCCTTTCCATAAAAAAAGGAGGCTGCAGTGGGATCAGACTACAGTCTCCTTATATAATATATATATTTACTCAGTGTTTCTTTTTTTAGCTTTACTCTTAATTGAGTTTTTGCCTTATTCATTATAATATATATTATATCTTTTAAATGAAAAGTAAAAATTATTTTGCACAAAGTTGAAACTTTTTCGGTGAGTTTTTCTCCTTATAATCTATCTACAAAAGTCTTTGCTGTCAATAAACTCATTCCCAATTCATTTCTAACATACTTTATTGCTGCAATCATACATACATACTCTCGCCTCCTATTTCAGTTTTTCAATAATTGCATTTATATTCTTTATTCTTGTCTCTAAATGTACTACATCCATTTTTGTTTCTGCTGCACTGTTATTGTTTACTATTTTTTGTAATCTACATAATTCATTTAATAAACAGGTTCTAGTTATTATAGATTCTTCTTTTGTTAATTTCATACTCCACCTCCTATTTAATTATATACCAACCATCCAATTCTTAAACAATTATTACATTATAATATGCACAATAAAAGTCTTTTTCTTCGTCTAATAGGTTCTTCCAATATTTAAATTTAATATACAATTTTTTCATTTTCATACTCCTTATATTTTATTTCTATATAGAATATAAAGAATTTCAATAGATTTATTGCATTTTTTATTATAAATACATCTATCTTTTTTTCTATCAAATAATATATGACAACTTCTGCATAATCTGATCCATTCATTTATGCTCTCGTTATATTTATGGTTAATGTTTGCCCAATCATATATTTTAGATTTATGAGATTTATTTAATTCACAATAAGTTGGTTTGCCATGCTTTCTATAAATTTTTCGATGCCGATGGCTAACAGTTACATCTTTGAAATCTTTTGTATTTGCTTTATTTAAATTATTACAATGTTCTTGAGTAGTCTTTCTTCCTGTTAAAGATTTTCGTATTTTATCTTTAGTTTTCTTTGTATGACGTTTATCAGTCATACCATATTTAATATTTTCTTTTCTTTTATAAATTCCTTTTGGCATGCCGAACCTCCTTTATAAAAGCCAACCTGAGACAATAGAACAAAGCGAGGTTCGGCAGAAGCTGACTTCATCTTTCTTGTCTCAGGTTGACATTATTTTTATTTTTAATTGCCGAACCTGTTATTAAAAATATATAACTTTTAAATAAAAAGTAAAGGTATTTTTAATTATTTTCATTATAATAAAGGATGGATATTGCTCTGATTGATAATATCCATCTCTTCACTGGCCGTTTTATGAATAACCCCAATAGCAGATTTCTTATGCCTATTGAATAATCGCTCAAACCCAATTTTAGCATATAAATCAGCATGAGCTAAATGATCAGGTCCCGTATGCCCCACTACTTGATATAATGATTCGGTCTTCTCATCAACATAAGTTTCTATAGCTAAATTTGCATGATGCTGTATAAACTCTTCTACTGTTGGATCTATTCTTGGAATGTGTACATCTCTTTCTTCATATTCTTGTATCATTGATTTAAAAGATCCTACTCTACTTACGGTCACCACTCTTCTTTTTTCATTCCAACTAGGAATTATTAGATTTTCTTTTTTCTTTTGTCTTTGTACTTCTGCTGTATCGTAAAATATTCCCCATGCCCTTGTTGGATATCTTCGTACTAAATAATTATTTCTGTCTACTCCTATTCCATTAGCATCGTTTATTATTATTTTTGCATTAAAAAACATGAATATTTCATCTACTCTTTTTACATGATCTGTTTGTTGCCCTGCATATCCATATTTTTTCAATGAATCATAATTTATCTTTTCTATATAGATTATCTTTGGCTTCGCCGTATCTGGCGAAAATCCATTTGCTCTTATTACCACCCAACTCGTTTCTCCCCAATCTACTCCTATTGAAACATTTTTCGGTATTGCATTTTTTTGGTATCTATTTAAAAATACTTTATCTTGACACTGTTCGAATATCTCTCTTGATATTCTTGCTTCTGGGCTTATAAAAGCAAATCCCATTACCTCATTCCAAAATTGATGTATAAATTTAAATGTATGGTATTTATATAATATTTCTTTTCCTGTTTTCCAAGCCAACATCATATATGTAACTCTATAAGA